ATAGAAAACCTTTTGACTGGATTAATGACGAGTCAATCACATTTCTCCGAAGAGGATATCTCAGTGAAGGTGAAGAGCCCTTGGAGCGTATAAAAACAATTTCTGAACATGCCGAAAAACTTTTGGGTATGGAAGGATTTGCTGAAAAATTTTACGACTACATGAGTAGAGGGTGGTATTCACTTTCTTCACCAGTTTGGGCAAACTTCGGTAAAAAACGAGGTTTACCTGTAAGTTGTTTTGGTTCGAACGTAGGTGATAATATTGAGTCAATTCTCTACACACAAGCTGAAGTTGGGGAGATGAGTAAAATGGGTGGTGGTACCTCAGGATATTTTGGTAACATCCGTGAACGAGGAGCTACAATTACTGACAATGGACACGCACCTGGAGCGGTTCACTTTATGAACTTGTTCCAAAGTGTGGTGGATAACATCTCTCAGGGTTCAACTCGTAGAGGTAGATTCTCTCCATACCTACCTGTGGAACACCCTGACATTATGGAATTCTTGGAAATCGGAACTGAAGGTTTTCCGATTCAAGATTTGACCCACGCGGTTACCGTGACTGATGAGTTTATGGAACAAATGATTTCTGGCGACAAAGCTAAGAGAGCTATTTGGGCTAAAGTTATTCAAAGAAGAGGTGAAATTGGTTATCCATACATCATGTTTACCGATACAATGAACAAGAAAGCTCCTGAAGTTTATCAGGATAAAGGAATGAAGATTTACAATTCCAACCTTTGTTCTGAGATTGCTCTCCATAATTCTGAAGAAGAATCATTTGTATGTGTTCTGTCTTCGATGAACCTTCTCCATTACGAAGAATGGAAAGACACAGACGCTGTTGAGGTTATGGTTTATTTCCTTGACGCGGTTGTATCAGAGTTTCTAACCAAGATTGAAACTATTAGAGATAATGGAACTATTGAAGGAAAAAGAGCGTTCTTCTACCTCGAAAAGTCATACAACTTTGCAAAGAGACAAAGAGCACTTGGTTTGGGAGTCCTTGGTTGGCACTCTTTGTTACAATCTAAAAACCTTCCATTTGATACTCGTGAAACTGCAAGATTGAATGTTGAGGTATTCAAGTTGATTAAGGACAAGTCTTACAAGGCTTCCTCAGAATTAGCTGAATTGTTCGGAGAACCCGAACACTTGGTTGGTTATGGAAGAAGAAATGTGACCTTGAACGCTATCGCACCGACTACGTCTTCAGCGTTTATTTTGGGACAGGTTTCACAATCCATTGAACCAATTTGGTCTAACTGTTATGTTAAGGACGTAGCTAAACTCAAGGTAACTATTAAGAACCCTGTTTTGAAAAAGTTGTTGGGTGAACTTGGTAAAGACAACAAGACAACTTGGGAGAGTATCAAGAAACACGATGGTTCGGTACAACACTTGGACTTTTTGACTGAAGAACAAAAACAAGTATTTAGAACTTTTGCTGAGGTAACTCAATCTTCAATTATTAACCAAGCGGCTGTAAGACAGGACTACATTGACCAAGCACAATCTTTGAACCTAATGATTTCACCTGACATGCCAACAAAAGATGTCAATAAGTTGTTGGTCGACGCTTGGCAGTTGGGGGTTAAGACCCTTTATTACCAACACTCAATGAACTCGGCACAGGCTTTCTCAAGAAAAAAACTGAACCTAAATGACCTTAACTGCGTTGCTTGTGAGGCATAACTAAGGAACTCGAGTTTTAATAAATGAAAACCCGGCATAATGTGTCGGGTTTTTTTATTCCTTATAAAAACTTAACGGGTATATTTATGTGATATGTCAGATGGTATTACATATGGATTAGCATTTCCCTTCCAAGATTCTACCCAAGGGGATTTCTTGTTATTGACGGAAACTCAATATGCTCAAATTAAAAGTGACCTTGTACACCTTCTCTTAACGAGAAAGGGTTCAAGATATTTTTTACCCGATTTTGGTACAAGATTATATGAATTTCTTTTTGAACCATTCGACGGACTTACATTCAATGCCATTGAAACTGACATTAGAGATTCTGTTTCAAAATACATTCCAAATTTACTAATTAATAATATAACAATAGAACCTGCCGACCCCTCGGTAGAAGTGGACAACGCTCAAAGTAGAGGTGGTCAGTTGGCTCAAGATGCCAATACCCCATTCAGAGTACCTGGTAAAGGGACTTCTGAATACACAGCAAAAATCAGAATTGATTTTTCGGTAGACAACTTGGCATTCGCCCAAAGTGATTTTGTTATCCTCAATATTTAATATTATATGGCAAACAACAAAATATCCTATACAGTAAGAGATTACGAAAGTATTAGGATTGAACTCCAAAACTACGTTAGAACCTACTATCCCGAACTTATTCAGGACTTTAATGATGCCTCAGTATTTTCGGTGTTCTTGGATTTGAATGCCGCAGTAGCCGACAACCTCCACTATCATATTGATAGAAGTATTCAAGAAACGGTACTTCAGTATGCTCAACAAAGGTCGTCAATTTACAACATTGCCAGAACTTACGGACTGAAGATACCAGGTCAAAGACCTTCTGTATCTCTGGTGGACTTCTCAATCACTGTACCGGCTTTTGGTGACAAAGAAGACGAAAGATACCTTGGAACTCTTACTCGTGGTTCTCAGGTGTTTGGTGCGGGTATTGTATTTGAGACTCAATATGATGTGGATTTTGCCTCACCATACAACTTACAAGGTTTTCCCAACAGACTTAAGATTCCCAACTTTGATGGAAACGGTAACCTTATCAATTACACGATAACCAAAAGAGAACAGGTAGTTAATGGACTTACCAAAGTTTTCAAAAGAGTTATCAATGCCAGTGACGTAAGACCATTCTTCGAATTGTTTCTCCCTGACAAAAACGTTTTAGGTGTTACAAGTGTCCTTCTTAAGAATGGAACCAACTACACCAACGTACCAACCGCTGCGGAGTTTTTAGGTGTTGAAAACAGATGGTATGAAGTGGACGCTTTAGCTGAAGACAGAATTTTCGTTGAAGACCCAACTAAAGTATCAGACCAACCAGGTATTAAGGTAGGTCGATACCTCCAAACCAACAATAGATTTATTACCGAGTTTACCCCTGAAGGATTTATGAAGGTTACCTTCGGTGGTGGTAGTACATCCGCCCAAGACCAACTCAATGCGTTTACCAATCTTGGGGTTCCTGTTACAATACAATCACTTCAGAACAACTTCTCGTTGGGTTCCACACTTATTCCCAACACAACTCTTTTTGTACAATACAGAGTAGGTGGGGGGTTGGCAACAAACCTTGGTACTAATGTTATCAATCAGGTTGGAACCGTAACATTCTTTGTTAATGGTCCGTCTCAAAATATTAATAATAGTGTTATTCAATCCTTAAGATGTAATAACGTAACTGCGGCAATCGGAGGGGCAAACCCACCAAGTGTTGAAGAAGTTAGGAACTATGTAACCTTTAACTTCGCTGCTCAGAAGAGAGCGGTTACTGTAAATGATTACGACTCGCTTCTAAGATTGATGCCGGCACAATTCGGAGCACCGGCTAAGGTTGGAATAACAGAAAATAATAACAAGATTGTTATTAGTTTGTTGTCTTATGATACCTCAGGAAAACTTACACCAATTGTGTCAAATACCCTTAGACAAAACGTTGCCAATTATCTGTCAAATTACAGAATGATGAATGACTACATTCAAGTGACTTCAGCCGAGGTTCTTGATTTGGCATTTGAGATTTCTGTTGTCTTGGACGCCACCCAAAACTCAGGACAAATTATATCTGAAATTGTTAACAGAGTGGCGGCTTATATGAATCCACAAATCAGAGAACTGGGACAAAACGTTTATCTTTCAGAACTTAGAACAATTGTTCAACAACAAACAGGTGTAATTACTGTTGCTGATTTGGTGGTGGAAAACAAAGTTGGTGGACAATATTCATCCGCTCAAACTTCCATGAGATATGCCGACCCTGAATTAAAAATTATTCAACCCGTGGATGACACATTGTTTGCCCAACCAAACCAATCGTATCAAGTTAGATTCCCACAAAAAGATATTAAAATTAAGGTTAAGAACTTCCAAAATGTTTCTTTTTCCTAACACCTTTATTTAATTTTCCCTCAAGGTATATTTCCTTTATGTAATTGGGCTTTCTTAGAAAAACCCAAAATAACTATTTATTTTAAAAAGTTTGAATGGGAAAATCATACAGAATAAACACAGAAGTTGGTATCAACAAATCTCTTTCGTTTGAACTTGACCAAGATTTTGAATTTTTAGAAATTCTTTCCCTTCAAATTGGACAAGAGGACGTATACAACAGAGACTGTGCTCAATATGGGGTTGTTGTTGGTCGTGTGGTTGCTAACAGTGGGCTTGGAGTTCCAAACGTCAAAGTAACTATATTTGTCCCAATTCTTGAGACCGATGCTGCCAATGAACAAATTGTTGCAGTTTATCCGTATGTTAATCCTGACGATACTAACGTTGACGGATATCGTTTTAATGTTTTACCTTACGCCCCATCATATACAAACCATGCGGCGACAGGTACTTTCCCAACCCGTGAAGATGTATTAAAAGACCCGTTAGTTGCTGAGATTTACGACAAGTACTATAGGTACACTGTAAAAACAAATGAAAGTGGGGACTATATGATTTTTGGTGTTCCCGTTGGAGTTCAAACCGTGTTGATGGATTTGGATTTAAGTGATATCGGTGAATTTTCCCTCACTCCACAAGATTTAATTAGAATGGGAAGAGCCACATCGGCTCAGGTTGCTGGTGACAGATTTTTGGTGTCACCTGATATTGACACACTCCCACAAATTGTGTCAATAAGAAAACAATTTGAGGTTAGTCCATTTTGGGGTGACCCATCTCAGTGTCAAGCCGCAGTCAACCGTGTTGATTTTGATTTGAGGAGCGAGGCAAATATTGAAATTTCCCCCTCTTCAATATTCATGGGTTCAATGTTCTCGACAATTGATAAATTTAAAATAAATGCCC